CTCAAGCGACCGGCATCTCGGCGTTCGCCTGTACCCCAATCTGGCTACTTGGATGTTCGGACGTGTCCCCACGCCCGACGCCGAGTTTTGTGCGAATTGTCAGGAGCAGCACGTTGCCCACGCCTCTAAACGACGGGGAACCGTGAGGGTGGAGTACGCTGCTCATGCGCATTGCACAAGATGCGGGCTGATGAGAGGCCCGCTGGTCAAGTGCGTTGCCATGTTCACTGCGAAGGAGTGGCACACACTTGATCTCCCGATGGGCAAGCATGCCCTCAGCGAGAGCAAGCATTTCGGCGGCACCGTTGGTTTGGCCGTCGCCCAAGCGTTTCCGAAGCGGACGAAGGACCACTGCAGCATGAGGTTTGTCGCACCTGCTGTAGTGGCTTCGCTTGTTTCTGCGACCAGCACGTGGGACAGCACGTGCTGGGAAATGATTTGGAATGCAATTTGCTGCTACCCAAAGAAGGGCCCGAATGTGTCCTTCGAGGAAGAGGAGCCTGAAGACGACGAGGCTGCTGAAGACGTCGACCCGCGTGAGGATGCCACGCGGGGAGAAGGGTGCTCGACCGGGGTCAAGGTCGACGGCGTCGAACAGCGGCTGAGTACTTGCATGGCGGCGCAGGAAGGCGAGGTGGTCGAGACGAAGGGCAGTCGCCTCGGCTATGACGTCTTACTGGCTGATAGCGCCGGGCCATTAAGGGGCACAAGGGTCAAGGCGGTTAGGATGGGCCCGGTCGGACCTCAAGTTCAAATATGGAACAACGACTGGGAGACGTTTCAGCTTGCCGTCGACTGCCGCTATGTGGCACCACGCAAGGATGTCGTTTGCGCCCTCACCCAAGGGGATCGGAAGTTGATGGGTGCGGTCCTGAGATGGATGATGGAATCCGTCGTGACGCAGGACCGCGTCGATGAATGGACGGCCGATAAACCAGACGTGCGCGCGCGGGCCTCGAAGAAGTGGAATGATGCCACGATCGCGAGGGCTTACCAGGAAATGGTAGTGCGCGGCATGCCCGACCCCACGGGAGCAGTTAAGGCCGAGGTGCTGCCACTCAAGCTCGGGTTGACCACTACGGGTGAGAGAAAGGACAAGCGGCCCAGGCCTATTGTCGCGGACGGTCAGGCGGGGGCGGTGTGCGCAGCCGATGCGTGCGGCGCGTTGGAGGCCTGCCTGTTCCACCACGACAATTTTGCCAATGCTTGCATTAAGCACATGCCTAAAGAAGAGGCAATGCGGTGCGTGGCAGAGACCCTGAGGTTTTCGGAACCCGCCGTGGTGGTGGAGGTCGATACGTCAGGATGGGATGGGGCTTGTGTTGCTATCATCCGCGACGGAGGGGAGAACCCGTTGTTAAGGTTCACCCTGCACCTCGTGGAGAAGCACAATGGCGGATCCGTCACCACGGACATGAACGCAGCGCATTTGTACAAGTGCGTGGCGGCCATCATGAAGATCCGCTATCTGGTGAAGAATGGGCCGGCTAAGACCATGAAGATCGACGCCATACGGCGCACCGGCCATAAAGGCACCAGCAGCCTTAATTACGCCACGAACATCATACTCACCGCATGTGCTCTCGCTGCCAGCCCTGCTGAAGCCGTCAATATTATTGCCGGTTGGAGGGGCAACAAGGGAGACATTCGTGCGTTTTTCGAGGGAGACGATTGCATAATTGGCATGCCCTCTCGTCTTTGGACCAAAGAACGGGCCGACCGCGTTTCGGGCTTTTGGAGGCGCGCCGGCTTCGTTCAGAAGACGGTCATCTCGGTTGAAGGATCGAGCTGTGCTGAGTTCACCGGATGGAAGTTCGGCACGGACCGGTACGGGATGGCCGTCGAGGACCGCACCCCCGACATCGCACGCTGCCTCGGCCACTCTTCGTGGCACATGGGGCCAGAAATCCTGGCCGCCTTGGAGGCAGGTGATGACCAGCGGATGAAATCACTGGCTGCCGGGACATTTATCTCGTTAGCCCGCAACTTCGCGGGACGCAGCAAGGCCACGACTGATTATTTTATCTCCTTGGCCAATGCTACGAGCGACGCCGCCGAGTTCAATGAGGATCAACAACGTCGATGGAATAAGTCCGTCGAAGCGGTTGTCGCTGATATCTACGCGAAGGAGCACCGTGAGCCGATGAGAGTCATGGACCAACTTGGCCTGACCTGGAATGTAGACACACACATCGAGCTCATGCAGGCTGGGGCTGCCGGCGTCGCAGGCCGGTTGCCTTTGCAATTCCTCTGAGGCGCGGGGGACGTGTACCAGCGCACTTTGCGCCCGGGTTGCGCCCCGGCACGTAGGTAGCATAATTAACGTCCGGCGTCGGGCCTCGCCAGCCCGACGGAGAGTGCGTCGCGCATAGCGCGGCAGCTGAGCGGATATTGACGGTAAACGCCGACCGCTGGGACGCTCAGCAGCCCCGAGGGGATCCGGGGTGCACGCCTTATTCTTCCGCGGTTCGTGTAGCGGCATTTGCACGGACCCCGAGCCTGGTCTGACGTCACCAGCGTCAGTGAGGTGAGGCTGACATGCTGCCATTGCCGATGGTTCCTTGCCGGGATTAAAAGCATGCCCTAACCACCGATCCTACTCCCCGGCGGGCCACCAGCGGCATTTTGCTGCAGGTGCGGGGTGAAGCTGGTCCATGCTGTCGAGCGGGGTTGGCGCCGTGAGCAGCGTGGGTTGGTTTGTGGTAAGGGGATGGTACGGTACCCTTGGTGATGGAGGTTAATCACCACCGCGGTGTTGCCGGCTTGTGCCTGCGTGGGCTCTGACGCGCTCACGACGAACGCCGCGGAGGCAGTCGTCCCCCTGCCGCGGGGATAATTCAGTGGTCTTGACCCGGGGGTGGAGGTGTCGGGGTGTTCCCAGCCGAGTTTGTAAAATAGGGGTTTTGGGCCCTTCCCGACCTTGACCACTGTTATGTGCAAGTGATCGTGACGTCGCACGGTGTAAAGCAGCTGCTCGGGACTAAACCATGGCTCGGAAGCAGCAGAATGGCAAGCGCAACGGCGCTCCTAAGCGTAAGCAGGCAGCCAGGCGTCGCACTAACGGTAAGGTGGCCAGCCATCTTCCTATCAGTGCTCTTGGCCATCTTGCCCTCGGCAAGCCTGCTGGTGTGCGTGTGGCTCCTAGTGCCAAGCTTTGGCACCCTGCCCTGTCCTCCCGTGCGTGGCTTCCACGCTCCCTCAAGATGACGCCAACGCTCCGTGTGCGAGACATCGCCACGGTGACGTTAAACGCCACCGGTGCAAACCGTGTGGCGATGGTCGTCCAGCCTATGAGGGCGCCCGGCACCACTGAACTTTCTTTGGTGGCAGGCGCGTACGGCAGCACGGCAGTGGCCGTCGCATCCTGGTCGCTGATCAACCCGAGGAATCTGGCAAATTTCAGCACCGCCGCCCGTGTCCGAATGCACCGCATGGCTCTCACCATTACGTGTCTCGGACCAACTGGGGTTGGCATTTTGGTGCCTTCCACCTACATCCGTATCGGGTTGATTCGTGCGCCAATTAATTTGGACGTATTGACCGCTACTCAGATTGCCGACTACATTGAAGCCAGGGCTGGGCTCCATTTGTATAGTGCGAATAACCTTATGCATGAGCCGGTCACTTACGCCTCGTGCCCGATCGATTGGACGGAGTGGGCTGAGTTCAAGGATTTCAACCCCTCCGCCGCTCCTCCAGCCGACGCTCTTGAACCCACGGGAGCCTTGGCACCGATCGGGATCATCCTCAGTCCTTCGGCCTCGTTGGACGCTTACGCCGTTAACGTGCACTTGGAATATGATGTATTGCCGTGTGACACCAATGGTGGATCCGGTTTCGCCACCTCCGGTGCCGTTCACCATCCGGCGTTGTCCACCGAGGCAGCCGAAGCTGGGGCGTCTGCCATCCTGGCCGCCGCGGGCTTTGTAGCCCGCGGCGTCGTCGCCGCTGGGGGCGACGTTGCAGCCGAAGTCGGACCTGCGGTTATTGCCGCGGCCCTTTAGGCTGGTCCCGCGCGCTGGTGCTCGCACGAAATTCAGCGCCTAAACCGAGTTATGAACGTGTGTGCCCGTTCCTCGGTAAACTCAAAACATGGGGTGAGCATAACCTTCAAATTCAAAACAAAGAAAAAGAAGGAAATGCAAAAGGGCGGTTGTTTGAATCCACTTGGCACGTGGGGCCCACAACTGCTGGCGGCCGGGTTGCGCCGTCTTCCCAAGGGGCTCGCGAAAGCGAGCCAACCCGGATAATGTCGGTGGGCCGACGCCTGTGACCACTCCACAGGTTCCGGGACCCGGAGGTACTGCCAGGTTCAATCCCTGCGCTCCGGGGGGCTTCGGCCCGAGTAC